TCTGTTAATTCAGCAAAGTACTACCATGAGAATCGTTCCAAGTCAGATGCATATGTATTGAATGTTCTTCAAGGAGAGAACAAAGATGATATGGAAAATTGGTATAAACATATTTCCAAATATAAGTTTGAGGGTTGGGGGTTTGGTGGTTCTAAAGGAAATTTGGCATTGATAGGAATGGCAATATTAACTCTACTAAATAATGGTGAGTTTGATAGAGAGGAGTGTAAGTATCTTCATATCTTTGGTGTGAGTTCTAATGAGGCTATGATTTACCTCCAGTTTATTCAGAGGATGTTGGATAGACAAGATATTGATATACAGTTGACATATGATTCAACATACTGGAATCGTACTTGTGTCTTTGGTGGATATTTTATTAGAGAACGATATGTTATTGGTACGGGTATGGAATCTATGAACTGGCCAAACACGATTGATTATTCTAAGCTTGGTAAGAAATTTAAACTGCCGTGTTTGTGTCCAATTTGTGAAGATTTGGATGATAGTTATTCGTTCTTTAATACATATAAGACAAATAAAAAGGGTGAAGAAAAACTTTCTTTTATTAAGTTTAATATGATGGTTGGTTTCCATAATTTATTTCTTCAAATGATGTATAATAAGATGACAAATCGGCTATTACATGCTGATATGATGGAGGTATATAAGGAAGCTTTTGCCCCAAAAGTATATAAGAATTTAGGGATATTAGAAACAGTCTTTTTAAAACCAAGAAACGCCGATAATTATCAATTATTACAACAAGTATTTAATGAACGCAAACAAGAAACACAAGCACCAAGTGTGTTCGACTTATAAATACTAGTGGAGGTATTATAAATGGCAAACGAAGATAAACCAAAAAAAGATCCTAATAATAAAGATCAACTTGTATTGAAGTTGAATGCTGATGATAGTGCTTTAGTTGTTCGCGTTAATGGTGAGATTGAATTAATCAGTCGTGAACTTCAAGGAAAAGACGATAATTATGTTGGGGATCTGGAGGATTTAAATAAGACTTTTACTCTTGTTCTTGCTTTTGCGGCTGCATTAGAGAATGAGCAGTTGTATCATCATCTTTTTCAAAATTTAAATCACATTCTTCATAAACAATGGACTAAATTACCAAAAGATGAAAAGCAAAGAATAAAAGATATTCGTATGAATCATCTTTTAAATTCAGAAGAAGATGATAAAGATAAAAATATCTCAGACAAACAAGAGTGGTTGAATAGATGGAAAGATGAAATTGAACGTGGTCGAGCTCAGATAGAAGAATACATGAATCAACATCCAGACGAAAGACACGCTGACGGTCCTTTTAGTGAAGAGCTTCCACTGCGAAGGAAGAAGAGGAAAGTGAATCCACTTGCTAGGCTGAGAGATATAAATTGGAATCCATATGATGATACTTTGAAGGCTAATATGAAAAGTGATTGGAGAGTAGATCATCCACCTCCAGAGGAGGATTAATGAATCCATTTGAGTATGCGAATGATTTGATGAAGAAGAATGATTATGATGGTGATTGTATTAGAGAACGAAAAGATTATAAACCATTTTTCATAAATCGTTCTTTATCTTATCATCCAGATTTGATACATTATGCAAATATGATGAATGAGAATCCAATGCTTGAGGTTAAAGCACATTATGATTTTTTACATCAGACAGTTGATAAAAAGAAAAGACCTTTTAAGGGCTGGATTAAAGTAAAGAAGTTAGAAGATTTAGCTGTTGTTAAAGAATATTACAAGTATAGTAACAAAAGAGCGTTAGAATGTTTAGATATATTGACTGAGGATGATGTTAATAAGCTGAAACAGCGATTGAGCAAGGGTGGAAAATCTCCGTAGTATAAATATTATATAATGGTTTTTTTATGAATTTGAAAGGAGATTACAATGGAAGATGTAGCGAAGTGGTCAATAGATGATATGGTTGAAGTGAAATTAAAAGAAGATGATGATTTTTTAAAAGTCAAAGAAACCCTCACACGAATTGGGATAGCTTCAAGAAAAGAAAAAAAGTTATTTCAATCATGCCATATACTTCACAAACAAGGTAAATATTACATAGTTCATTTTAAAGAATTGTTTGCGCTTGATGGTAAGCCAACTAATATTTCTGAGAATGATATTGAACGAAGAAATACAGTTGCTAATCTTTTGCATGAATGGGAGCTGGTGAAACTTGTTGTTCCAGAAAAAGCACAACCAACTGTTCCAATTCGTCAATTAAAGATTCTTCCGTTTGGTGAGAAAGATGAATGGGACTTGCAAGCAAAGTATAGTATTGGAAATGTCGGCATTAAGTCTGTTGGAGAATATGAAGCTAAAGGAGCAGCCGAGCTTGATGATAAAGTTTTTGAATAATGCTGGCATAGCTCAGTTGGTAGAGCAGTTCACTTGTAATGAACAGGTCGAGGGTTCAAGTCCTTCTGCCAGCTTGAATAGGAGATGAGATGAATATTAAAGTATTAAAATTAATTACAAGTGAAGAATTGATTGGTGAATGGGATCAAGAAAAGAGTTCTATTCTTAATCCTGTAGTGATGGTTCCTGTGGCACAAAATAAGATTGGTTTTCAGCCGTGGATCCCATTGGGTGAAGATGAAGAAATCTTTATCAAAGACCAACACATTATGGCAGTAGTTACACCCGACACAAAATTACAGAATGAATATAACAGGGTCTTTGGTTCGGGACTTATTGTACCTGACGAAGAAAAACTTATTCATTAGTTTTCCTTGTTTTTTGATCTATTTTTTGGTATAATTATATAATGAAGTTTTACACCTACATTAGTTTACTACACAATCAAATATATGTTAGAGAGTTTTCTGGAAATGAAGAACATTCATATTCTGAGAGTTTTCAACCTACCATGTATGTCCAAGCTCCTCTCGATAAATGTAATTATAGAACATTAGATGGTAAACCAGTTGCTGATATGAAGTTTGATGATATTGGAACTTGTCGAAATTTCATTAAAGAGCATAAAGGTATTACTGATTTTCCTGTTTATGGTAATTCAAATTATCTTGTTCAATATATTTCTGAGAAATATCCGAAGAAGTTTCAATGGGACATAAACAAACTTAGAATCTATACAATAGATATTGAAGTTTCTGCTGAACATGGATTTCCAAACATTCAAGCAGCTGCCTCTGATGTTACAGCAATCACAGTTCATAATAGTTCAACAGATGAATACCATGTGTGGGGAACAAGTGGTTATGTTCCACATGACCAAACAAAGAAAATATTTTATAATGAATGTGATGATGAAGATGATTTGATAGAGAACTTTCTTCAATGGTGGGAAACTAATTATCCACATATTGTTACTGGTTGGAATTGTAAGTTCTTTGATATTCCATATCTAGTTAATCGCATTAAGAATCTTGATAAACAACCAGCAAGATTATCTCCTGTTGGTGTTTTGAATGATCGAAGTGTTGTGATAGCCGGTAGAGAAAATCAGTTTTATACTCTTGTTGGTGTATCTACATTAGATTATATTGATTTGTATAAGAAGTTTACATACAAAGTTAGAGAATCATATCGTTTAGATTACATTGGTTCAGTAGAACTTGGTTTGAAAAAGTTATCCGTAGAAGATGTACAGGGATATGATCTATATAAAACGAATTACCAGAAATTTATTGAATACAATATCCGTGATGTTGAGATTGTAGAGAAGCTTGAGGAGAAGATGAAGTTGCTTGAGTTGGTTATTACTCTTGCATATGAATCGAAGATTAATTTTGAAGATGTATTCTCTCCCGTGAGAACTTGGGATGCCATTATCTATAATTTCTTAAAACGTAAGAACATTATTATTCCTCAACAGACAGATCAAGGTGAAAGAAAAGAGATTATTGGTGCATATGTTAAAGAACCACAAGCTGGATTGCATAAATGGGTAGTGAGTTTTGATCTTAATTCTTTGTATCCTCATCTCATTCAACAGTATAATATAAGTCCAGAAACTTTATATGATGGTGTTGTGTGTTCTGATTCCAGAGATATTGGAGTAACAGGATTGTTAGAACAGAAATTAGATACTGATTATTTAAAAACAAAACAACTAACACTTACTCCAAATGGTCAACATTTTACTTTAAAGAAAAAGGGATTTCTTCCACAACTGATGGAAGATATGTATAATGAACGAGTGGCGTTTAAGAAAAAGATGTTGCAAGAACAACAAAAGTTAGAAGATGGTAATTATAAGAATAAACAAACGGTTATTAATAATATATCCAGATATAATAATATTCAAATGTCAAAAAAGATTTTGTTGAATAGTGCTTATGGTGCATTAGCAAATCAACATTTTCGTTATTATTCACTTGAAATGGCCGAGGGCATAACTACAGCAGGACAGCTTGCAATTCGTTGGATTGATAAAAGTATAAATACATATATCAATAAACTATTAAATACAAAGGATATTGATTATGTTGTCGCATCAGATACGGATAGCATATATGTCACATTTGACAGACTTGTTTCTGAGGTCTTTAAAAAGACAAGAGAGACTAACGACACAACAAAAATTATCACCTTCTTGGATAAGATTAGTAAGGATAAAATTGAACCATTTATCAATAATAGTTATCAAGTTCTTCATTCGTATGTGAACTCTTATGCACAAAAGATGCAGATGGGTAGAGAGGTTATTGCAGATAAGGGTATTTGGACAGCAAAAAAAAGATACATACTTAATGTTTATGATTCAGAAGGGGTAAAGTATAAAGAGCCCAAGCTCAAGATCATGGGCATAGAGAGTGTTCGTAGTTCTACGCCTGAATGGTGTCGTAATTATATACAAGAATTAATTAAGACTATTATTAATACTGATGAAGATACTGTAATGAAAAGTATATCAGAGTATCGTGAAGAATTTAATAATTTGTCTTTTGACCAAATAGCATTTCCAAGATCAGTTCATGGTGTTGAAAAATATTCATCTACAAAAAGTATATATATAAAAGGTACACCAATTCATGTGAGGGGTGTTCTATTATATAATCATCTATTAAGAAAACATAAACTTACTAAAAAGTATCAATTTATTCGTGAGAGTGAAAAGATTAAGTTTGCATATCTAAAGGAACCAAATCCATTACATGAGAATGTAATTTCTGTTTCAACTCATTTACCAAAAGAATTTGATTTGGAAAAATATATTGATTATGATTTACAATTTGACAAGTCATTTCTTCAACCAATTAAAAATATATTAGATGTGATTGGTTGGAAAACAGAGAAACAGGGTAGTTTAGAAGCATTTTTTTAGGAGATGTTATGGCACATATTGTCAGACCATTACGTTTCAAAAATATAATACTTGAAGATTATGGAGTTGATAGTGAAACGGGTGATATATGGTCTTTTAAATTTCCAAATCATCCAAAGATAATGACAGCAACTCCACGAAATCCAAACCAACCAAAACAGAATTATCCATGTGTTGGGTTAACTGATCCACAATTCAAAGTGAGAGCAAATGGTCAGAGAGCTAATGTTATAAACGTACATCTTTTAGTAGCACATACTTTATTAGAAATACCTATTCCAGAAGGAGTAACAGAAAAAGAATGGAAAAGAACACCAATGAGTGTGAAAACGGCTTGTTTGGGTATCTATCAGGTTAATCATAAAGACCACGATAAACTTAATTATAGACCAGACAACTTGAATTACAAAACTCCTGCTGATAATTCACAAGAAGCAATAAAACATTATCAAGAAATAACTGACCAGTCTGGTTTTAATTTTGGTGATCTTGGGGAAAAGAGTCGTACAGAAAATGGTAAGTATGTGAGTCGAATACCTCATGTTGATGGTGGTAAAATGGTTATTAAAGCTAATGGGGTTAAAACAAATAAACCAAAAGTTAAGGCAAATTTGAATAAGTGGTTTATGAGGTGAAAGGTTATGGGATATTATAAAGATCCGACAGGTAAGGAATATAAGAAAACTTGTGGTTGTGAACATAATAAATGGAAATTTGAATATACTCCAAGTACTTCTCATTTAGGTAAAGTACTTTGTATTTGTGGTGCATATATAAAACACGCAACTGAAAAAGATGAAAGAGCTTTTAAATTTATTGATGTGCGTAATTATATACCAGGATCATTAGATCCTGTCATACCAGATATGGGTGTAAGTGATTGGACAACTGAATGGGAAAAGCCTATAAAATATTCTAGTATGAGTGATGCACATAAGAGGAGGATTTTTGAAGAAGAAACTTATAAATTATCTAACCGTCCAGATTTTAGGTCCTGTAAAAAGAGAGAGTGAAAGGAGTGAGTATGGCAACAAAAGATATTATTAAACATTTAATAAAGGTGACTGAAAATGATTTTGCTAGTGTGGTATCCTCTGGTATTGTTGGTGATTGTACTACTTTCGTGGATACAGGTTCATATTCATTAAATGCATTATTGTCTGGTTCATTATATGGTGGTGTACCATCTAACAAGATAACTTGTTTGGCTGGTTCTGAAGCAGTTGGTAAAACTTTTTTTGCATTGAGTATAGCTAAAAATTATTTAGAAAAAGAAAAAACAAATGTGATTGTATATTTTGAGAGTGAGGGTGCATTGACATCTGATATGATTAAAGAACGTGGTATTGATCCTAACCGATTTATTGTAATACCAGTTGCAACAGTAGAAGAATTTAAAACACAAGCAATAAAGATAATTGATAATATGAATAGTGATTATCAAGTTATGATGTTTTTAGATTCACTTGGTAATCTTTCTACTAGAAAAGAGATGGAAGATTCAACAAGTGGTTCTGATAAAAGAGATATGACCAGAGCTCCAGCTGTTCGTTCAGCATTTAGAACTCTTGCATTGAAACTTGCAAAGGCAAATATGCCATTGATTATTACAAATCACACTTATGATAAAGTGGGGAGTATGTTTCCATCTAAAGAAATATCTGGTGGTGGTGGCATCAAGTATGCAGCTTCTGTAATTGTTACTCTTGGAAAAAGAAAAGTCAAAGATGGTACTGAGGTGTTGGGGAATATTGTCAAGATGAAATTAGTTAAAGGCAGATTGACTAAAGAAGAATCAATTACAGAAACTAAACTTGATTATAAAACTGGTTTGGATAAGTATTATGGTTTGGTTGCACTTGCAGAGAAATATGATATATTCAAGAAAGTATCAACTAGATTTGAAACACCAGTAGGGAAAGCATTTGAGAAAACTATTGTCAATGAACCAGAAAAGTATTTTACTGAGGATGTGATGAAGAGGTTAGAAGAAGTAGCCAAAAAAGAATTTTCATACGGGTCGAGTGAATGATTACATTTCCAAGAGAAAAGGTAGCAGAAACAAATAGAACTTTCAAAGCATGGAAAACTTATCAGGCTATGTATTTGCATTTTACTGGTTCGTATGATTACTTTAAGTATTATGGAAATGCATCATGGGGTACGATTGCTTCAATGGAAAAGTATTTTGCAAAGTATGAGAACCAGACAGGATTTTCCTGGCAACGTGGTTTCTTTACATCACTTGGTAAGAAACATCTTAAAGAGATAGATTTGATATATTATTATTTGTCTCAGATTACCAGAGGTAAAATGTATCCAACAGAATTTTTGGATGATTACTTTATTGAATATAAGAATAAGATGGAGAGCTTTTCACTTCATCTTCAACGGAATATGAAAGTGGTTGTGGAGTATATGAAAGAATACAAGTTAGAATTTAATGAATTGTTTGTAGGGCCCGGGATTAACCATCCTCCAATATTAAAGTTGTTGTTGGGCGAAGATATTTCTTTAGAAACTTTTACAGTTTTAGATATTGTTTTAGGATTTACAAAGATACTAGATAAGAAATTGATTGATCCTATATGGAGAGATCAAAAAACATTGTGTTATAATTATAAACCATTTTTAGAAGTTAATGTAGATTCTAAACGAAGATTGATAAGGAAGGTGTTGAATGAAAATTGATTTTAAAACTGGCAAGGTATTTTATACAGATTATGTAAATGAGAATCCAGAACAAATACGACAGTCTATTGAAAAAATGAAAATAAAAGATGAACCAGAACCAGAACCAATATTTTCTAAGACAATGCATAGGGGATTGAAGTATGGTAGATTGAAATATATGTTTTATTGTTTTTTATTAATGGTAGATGGGTTGATTGGTATTGTATCAATTGGTCAGACACAAAGTATTATAGCTCAAAAGTATTTGATGTCCGATCATGTTATAGGAGATTATAATGATAGACAAAACAGCAGTTAGTTTTAACTCAAGTCCGTTATATAGATTTATGATAACAGATGGAAAGTTTAAAGGTGTAGAGTTTTATTTTAAGAATGTAGAATTAGATTCAAAAGATGATTTACTTGGTTGTGATGTAGCATTTGAATATGAAATCATTGGTGGAAATTATAGAGATCATGGTTATGATGGAGAACAAGAATATTTAAATAGAGTTATTACAGATAAGAATAGAGATCAATTTAAAGTAGAGTTGGGCAAGATACTTAATAACTTATTGGTATTAAATGACCCAAGAGTTATTTTGCATAAAGGGAGAATGATTAATCAATGAGAATAGAGCAACTAATACTTGAGAACTTAATACACGATCCACAGTATGCAAGTTTAATTGGTGTGTTTTTAAAAGAAGAATACTTTAGAGCTCATCCAGAGAAAGTAATTTTTTCAGAAATACAGAGTCATATAAAAGAATATAATAAATCGCCAGGAGTTTCTGCTCTTGCAAATATTATTTCAGAAAGAGATGATTTAAACGAGAATTTGTTTAAAAGTTGTGTAGAAGTTTTGCAACGGTTGGGTAAAACAAAATCAGATGACCCAGAATGGCTTGTATATGAAACAGAAAAGTGGGCAAAAGATGCAGCTGTTTATAATGGTATTGTAGATTCGATTGCAATATTGGAAGGGAAGGATAAACAAAAACCAAAAGATGCTATACCAGATATGTTGACTGATGCATTAGCAGTATCTTTAGATACAAGTGTGGGTCATAATTATATTGAGGATTCGTCAGACAGGTGGGATTATTATCATAAAAGAGAACAGAGATTTCCATTTGGTATTGAGATGTTGGATAAGATTACAGGTGGGGGAATATCACCAAAAACTTTGACAGTATTTCTTGGTGGTACTGGTTCTGGTAAAACATTAGTTAAGACACATTTGGCATCTCAATATATCAAGCAAGGATTTGATGTTTTATATATTACAATGGAGATGGCACAAGAGAGAATAGCTGAGAGAGTTGATGCTAATTTGTTAGACATTGACTTAGATCAGATTCGACATTTACCAAGAGAATCATTCAATGCAAAGATTGAAAAGATGATGAACTCTACCAGAAATTTTGGTAGATTAGTTATCAAAGAGTATCCGACTTCAGGAGCCCATGTTGGAAATTTTCGTGGATTGTTGAGAGAGTTAAAGATCAAGAAACAATTTTCACCACAGATCATTATATTAGACTATTTAAATATATGTGCTTCCAACAGAGTTAAGTGGACAGCAAATATGAATACTTATGTTTATATTAAATCCATAGCAGAGGAGATTCGTGGATTTGCAGTCGAATCAAATGTTCCTGTTATCACAAGTTCTCAGTTAAATCGTGAAGGGTCTATGAGTTCAGATCCGGATATGTCAAATATATCCGAGTCATTTGGACTACCAGCAACAGCAGATTTAATGTTAGCTATTGTGGCAAATGAGGATAATGGGGGTCAATTAATGTTCAAACAGTTGAAGAATAGATATAGTGACCCCACAATTAATTCAAAATTTATGCTTGGTATGAACAAAAATCGTATGAGATTGGAAAGTATTACACAATCACAGCAACCAGTATTAGCAAATAGTGGGGCTGATACAAAAAAGTTCTCAGATTCACCACTTTTGAAGCAACATAAGGACATTAAAATGGCTACTGCTGATTGGAAAATATAGCTAAATGTTTAATTATTATAAATATTAGGTGGATTTTATATAAATAAAGCAGATATGAAAGAAAAGAAACTTATAGAATTATTCAAAGATTCGGCCGATAAACTGAAACGTAAAGAGAAACATAGTACGGCACTTCATTCAATGGGTGGCTATGGGGAATTGGATCATCAGAGAATATGTCCATTTCGTTCTATTCCATTTGAGGATTGTCCATTATGTAAGTTAGAGAGTTTAGATACCCTATGATTCGATTCGCACAGTTATTAAATGAAGATAAGAATACTCACTTAGAACATCTTGAAGATGAGATAATTAATAACGGATTAACTGGTGCAAAGACAGCAGTTAGATTTTTAAATTCGTTGAGAGATATGTTGAACGGAGTTGGTAAAGGTTCAACGAGTGTTACAGTTAAATGGGATGGAGCTCCAGCAGTTTTTGCTGGAACAAATCCAGAGAATGGGAAGTTTTTTGTTGCAACAAAATCGTTATTTAACAAGACCCCGAAAATAAATTATACGAATGCTGATATAGAAACCAATCATGGTTCAGAGGGTCCGACAGATAAACTTAGAGTTGCACTCAAACATCTTCCTAAACTTGGAATGAAAGGTATATTCCAAGGTGACATCATGTTTACTAAGGAGGATCTTGCAGAAGAAGAAGTTGATGGTGTTAAAAGTGTAGTCTTTACACCCAACACAATAACTTATGCAGTTCCGACTGATAGTGAACTAGCTAGTACAATTCGTAAAGCAAGTATAGGAATTGTCTGGCACACATCATATAGTGGAAAAACTATTAAAGGTCTGAAGGCATCTTTTGGTGTAGACTCTAGTAAGTTTACAACAACTAAAAGTGTTTGGTCAGAAGATGCTGGTGTTAAGAATGTTAGTAGTGTTGCTGGTTTGTCAAAATCAGATACTAAAAGTCTTACTGCCAAAATAAATCAGATCAAAGGAGCTATAAAAAAGGCTGGAAAGTTTTTTGATGTTCTTAGTAAAAGAGAACACAAGACATTAAGTTTGGGTGGTCAACTGAAAATCTTTTTTAACTCTAAGATTCGTAAAGGTACTAAGTTGTCAGGTGTAGACAAGCTCGTTAAGGAGTTTGATAAATATTATATTGATCGTATGACAAAAGAGATTGCAAGTAAGAAATCAGACAAAGGTAAAGCAAAATACCAAAAGATGCTCAAAGATTCCAATAAGGAATTAAAGAGATATAAGAACGAAATATATTTTGCCTTTGCAACTTACTTAGCTATTCGTGATGCAAAGATGATTGTTGTGCAACAGTTGAATAAGATACAAGGTATTGGTACATTTCTGAAAACACCAAAGGGATTTAAAGTAACAGCACCAGAAGGTTTTGTTGCTATTAATGCAAAAACTGGAAAGGCTGTTAAGTTGGTTGATAGATTAGAATTTTCTCATGCCAACTTTACGATTGCAAAAAATTGGAGTTAAGGATTGAAATACTTTGAGAAGTTACCTTTAATATTTGATGAAACAAAATTGGTTACAGCTTTGCAAGATGTTGAAGAAATAGCACCATGGCCAAAAGAATCAGAACATAAAAAATATCATCAGATTTGTTTGACAAAGAGAGAAGGTGAAGAAGCACCAGATTGTTTTTATGAAGGTTCTGGTGGTGTTTATCGAACAATGGTTGATGGTCAAGAAGTTATTAGACAACAAGAACTTGATGAAAAAGATTATGGTACTTTTATACCAGAATTAAATCATACATATTTTAGAGAAGTTTATAATACTTTAAATGAATATGTTGGTCAAAAATATGATGGTCAGTTGGGTCGTGTTCGTTTAATAAAATCAAAACCAAGAACATCTTTATCTTGGCATAGAGATCCTGAATCAAGGATTCATGTTCCTATTATTACAAATATAGGAGCTAAAATGGTTATTGAAAATGAGGTAAAACATTTGCCTGTTGGTAGAGCTTGGTATACGAACACAGTTCATTATCATAGTCAGTTTAATGGTGGTGAAGAAGATCGTGTACATTTGGTAACATCTGTAACACGCAAAGATAATTGGTGGACAATGGGGTGAATTATGACTATTGGAAAAAGTATAACATATGTTAGTAAAGAAGTTTTAATACAAGTTCGTGAAATTATTGATGGAATGATTGAAAATTATATAGAATATGAGTATGGTAATTGGGCAAAACCTGAAGAAAAAGATTATAAATATTCTAACGAATGGAATCAAATACAAAGAGGTAATGACTACTACTAAAATGAAATCGAGGTATTGTGCTAAGTGTGAAGCATTACATCAATGGCAATGTAATTGTCCAAATCATATGAAGTATAAAAATATTATGAATAGATTTAAAGAAATTAGTATGGAAAAGGTAAATCTTTCATTAGAAGCAGTTGGATTAAACGGAGAAGAAGATGAAAACATTTAAAAGTTATCTGAATGAAGCATTGGATAAAAAAGTAAAATTTGGTGGTGCTAGTTTTGCACTTAATGGTGATGGGGATGAGTATGAGTTGCAAGGTAAGTATAAAGGAGCCTTATATATTGATG